ATTAGCTTAATAGATTTGTATAATAATATATTAATAACGAGTTAATTAATAAACTCGCTTTCTAATAAGCAATATAATATGTTTGTTATTTTTATATAAAGAAAATACAAAAGTACGTATGTACGAAAATATCTTTATATTTAATATATTTGTTTTTTATGTAAGAAGATGAAAACTTAAGAATATCCTTTACGAAGATTTCAGTAAGGATGGCAGCGAAAAGAGCAGAGAGAACTCAAATTCATTCCAATTCATTACAAATTGGAAAGGACTTACAATCAAGATGAAGGGCAAATGACATCTATCGGAGTAACAGGCATAGGCAGTGCTGTATGAGGAAGTATCAATCAGAGAGTCTTTACTATCAATCAAGAAAGAATTTGAACCTGTCCTCTTATTATAATAGGAATTTATGCCCTGCATCTTTGCTTTTCTGTCAAGGGTGGGGTAGGGGAAGATAGCAGTATAAAGCTGATACCTATCCCCATTCCTTTACTCCTTAAAGCCCATAGCGTTCATATCAGCCTTGTGCTGACGTACCGCCTTAATCTCTGCAATGCGCTCTTTCGTAATACCTGTATCACGTGATGTTCTCACGTGTAAGAGTTCAGGACGACGCGAATAATCCACATAGGTCAAACCAATACCACGCTTAGGATAGAGCGTAGGCGAAACAGCTGGGTCATACTCCTCCTCCCATTCGTCAAGCGGCTGAAGGTCTTCAAGACGTGAAGCGCGATACTTACGATCTCTATATATCCAGATATTCTGTGCCCATTCAGCCATCAAATCCAACTGATGAAGAACGCTCGCCCAGTCAACTTCTTTACCTTTTAAGTCATCCATACATCCACGCAGTTCAAGATAAGCATTTAAGCCTGGCACCTTTGCAACAGGACGTGGCTCATCATATTCCTCGTCATAAACTCGACCAAGAATGTCTTCAATATACTCCTTTACGGTTATACCCCGCTTTGCAGCCTCACGTCCATTCTCAATAGCCAAGGCACGAACATCAAGATAAGTCCGTCGACCTTCCTCAGCGATTTGAGCCTGAGTAGTAGTACCATCTTTCCGTACTCGTGTAATACCACGCTGCGTAGGAAAAGAGACATACCGTGCAACCACACGTGGGTATCTCGTTCCAATAATACTTAATCCTAAATCTGTACGTGTCATCTCACGCGTCACGATAAAGGGCGCATTTGCCTGCATATTGTCGTTAAACTTCGGACAAGCATTAGGCATCCAAATAGGCAATGCTGTCAAATTTTTATTCTCTTTATTATTATTTTCCATACATTTTGCCCGTCACGCCGATAGCCCAGCTTTTTATTTTTATAAATAATCTATCTTTAGAACGTCCTTATTAACTATCGCAAATGAAGAACGGCTATAATCACAATTAGTCTCAAGAAAATCCTGACACTCGTCAAACGACCCCTCAAACACAGGAGTTTGTTTCCACCCACCTATTGTTTCTTGCATACAATAAACATCCATGATCTGAACTTTTAATATTTTCTAAAGCACCTCCGAATGATAAGCCTGTAACCACTCTGGTATCTCACGCAAAACACGTGCTTCCTCCAGTGCATCCATAGGACTATCTCGTAAGTAAGTTATCTCTCGAGTCTCGTTAAACTCACCCTCCTTGAAACGAATAACAAATGTTCCTTCAGGATCACCTACAACCCACCAGCCTTTGTTTTTACTACTCTGTAGAACGAAACGATTAAAGGCTGACAAAGTGATTTCCTCCTCTTTCACAAGGCGAGCAGCCGTAACAGTAGCCTTACCAATAAACTCAATAGTTTTTGGAAGCGACATAAAACGCTCTATAGCATCCTCCTTATCCTTACCAACCGAAGTAACATGAATCTCGCTTCCATTCGATAAAGTAACATAAAATGTGTATCTTTTCATTTTCCATTCCCCGTAAAGCCGGATAGGTCAGCTATTTATTTTCAAAATATTTTCTAATTATTTTCTCACGCTATATTAGCGATGATTTAATTTCTATGTTATGATGCCACCCCGTACCATCTGCCATTGGAACGTCATACTCTTTCGTCTCAAGATAAATACTATCTTCTTGATTGCGTAAGAAAAAATATGTACCGCTACCATCAGCCTTTAGAAGATGAAAGTCAGACGTACCAAGTTCTTTCTCAACGGCTAACTTCAAGGCTTCCTTAAAAACCAAGTCTCCAAACGCTGAAACTCGAGGACTTTTACGACAGTCATGGAACCCTCCACGAATCGCACCACGTATCTTACCACCAGCAACAATAAGACGATAGACACCTGCACCTTGATAGGCTGACAGCCAATAACGACCGTCCTCGTCCGTCTCGTCAGTTTTATCACACCAGACAATAACCTTAGCAGCACTCTCCGTCAACTCAGGAGCAGCGTCCTTAATAGCCTTATGACCTTCCTCCTCAGAGATTTCCTCACGAACCAAAGAAAAGTTAATCTTCAATGGCTTAAGATAATAAAAGAAATACCCTCTATAACCTTTGTTCAGTCCCGACTGCCAACGACCGTCTACCTTCCTCAAATAAATAACGTCTTCTGGCCAAATAGACGAAGACGAAAAATAACGTCCGATTTCAACAACCTCTGCATTCTCAGCTCTCTTCTCAAAGGCTGCCATATTCTTTGGAGTACCAGACATACGACAAACCTCTCTGCCATTGGTACCGATAAATGAAGTGTAGTCTCTCATATTCTTTCCCCGTCAAGCCGTTAGGTCAGCTATTTATGATATTCTATAAACTTAATCAAACTTATTTTGCCATGTCCGACCAAAAAGCCGTTTTCGGATTTCTCAATCTCAAGCGGTTCAGTTGCCACCATTTTACAGCAGCTTTCATAATCTCAACCATTCCGTCATAGATCTCGTCCAGATTACTCTGTTTAAGTTCTCCGTTGCCCTCACCCCCTGCATGCTTCAAGATGAAAGTTTTATCCTCCTCTGTATATCCACACATGGAACGAGCTTTTACAGCTGCCACATCTTCAGCAAATCGTTCTGGAGTAGTGTCCAGCACCTGAACATTCAGACGTGGCCAAGTCTTACATTCTATTAGTTCAAATGATTTTCCGTCCACCTCGTGAACAGAATATCTAAAATCATATTCTTTAAGCATACATCAACATTCCATATTCATAAACCTTACGCCCAGCAGCAATATCCTGTGCGTCTTCCACACTTATGTTATTTTTCATTGCCCACGCAATCATACGTGAAGCATTGTCATTGCAATCATAAGATTCACAACTCTGTGTATCATAAATTGCATTCATTCCACGCCAGACATGACCAATCTTATCCAACAAGTTATAATAAAGTTCGTCGACAGCTACATCATCGTTATAAAGTTCCAACCAATCATTAGGAATATAGCAATAAGGTACTGTTAAATAAGTATTTTCAGTAATCTCATCAAAAACCATATCTTCAAACACATGACAAGGCATCATAACGTCTGTTTCTAACCCTACCAAAGTAAGATAGGCACCGAGAAGATAATCATCCGTATAACGTGTATCATTACCTTTTAAAGTTGACACAAGGCTCTCTATACTCTCAGGCATAAAAGACCAAAATCCAGAACGAGACACCCAATTTTCCTGTATATAATTACACAGATTTTTATTCTGTAGATTTTTTTCTAAGAAAGTGATAGCACATACCTTCCAGTCTTCTTTCATTTCAACCGAAAAATCAAAACTATCATGTCTAAAATTATATTCCTTAGGTCTATAAAGCTCACCAATATTAATTGACTTTACACCATAATCAACCAACACAGGTGCTATATCGTCCTGCATAACAGCAGCAACTTTCTCCATAATCACAACGTCAACATCGTCCTGATTAACGATAACTGTTTCAAACTCACCTATGCAATCACGACCATAGTCTTCAAAAAAAGATGCAGATAAAGGCGTCTCATAGGTTGAAAAATCAACCAAAGGACAAATTGAAGAATTTAACTCGATTTTCATTTTACTTTCTTTTGTGTCAAGCTCAGCTCGACTATTAAATATCAGTTGTTCATTAAACTGATGCAAAGGTAAGCAAAATAAATGTACGCTCCAAACTTTTAAGCTAAAATTTTCACTAAAAATAAAACTTTTATATAAATACCAATTAAACAGACTATTATTTAAGAAAAACGGAACCGATACCTTATGTATTGGCCCCGTAATAATAGAGAATAAGCATAACAAGCAAAGAGGACACGAAACAGACTATAGGACTACGAGAAAGCTCGTAACAACAATTTAGCCCTCAATCGTATTCCCTGACACTGGTGTCCCTCCTTCAGTACCACCACCGCCTCCCGTGGTAGGGTCGCCCTTCTTGTTATCCTCGTTAATATCCTCGCCAGGTTCAGGCACAACAACACCCTTAGGCGTTACACGTTGGAAAGATGCTGCCATACGAAAAGCACGACTATAATTAGGTGCAACAGTACAAGCCAGAGTAGGGTGGGCTTTAGCAGCCGTCACGTCCTCCAGCTTTGCAACTTTACCATCCTTATCCGTCACGCTCATCTCCAACTTAGGATAGAGGATTAAGAACGAAGGTCCTAAAGGAACTCGAAAGCCTCGAAGCAAATTCTTCTGTGCTGCCTTCATATAGAACTTTACCGCTGTCTGCATCTCCAGCGGGTCGAGCGTAGTGCCTTGACAGGCATCCTCGCAAAGTTGTTCAAAACTGAGTGAGCCTGTAGGTATAACCTGAGACATCACATAATGTTTCTTACTGATCGGAGACGTACTCTCAACGACTGTATAATTAATATTTTTACCAGCCATAATCTTATTGTTTTTTGGCGTAAAAAATAGCTGCTTAAAATAAAGTATATACTTTACCGACTTAAAGTATATACCTTAGCAGCGTAAAGTATATACTTTATGAAAACGAACTATATGGAGGTCCTCTGATATTCATATTCAAAGGTAAGAAATAAATAAAAAAGCCGTGGGACAAAATCCACACGGCTAAAAACAAAAACTATGAAAAATGAAATCTAAATATTGTTACGCCTTATATAAGCGTTATGAGTTCTCCTTTCATCAAATACTCGCTATAAGCACAAATAAAACTATTCTGTAACATATTCTTCTAAGTCGTCTGCGCAAAAGACTTCTACACCATCATAATAGAAATGAGTATCAATTGAGCCGTTGATGTAATAGTCAAAGAGTTCCTCGCAAAGCCCTTTGTCAACAAAATGAGATACAACGCGGTCCCACATAATAGAAACCAAAGAATTACGCACTGCACTATTATTGTCTACACTCATTGAAATTGCATCGCATAAGTCTGAAGGTCTCCACTGAATACCAAAATTAGAAGCAAAGTTCTCAAATTTCTCATCAAAGTCAGAGCCAGAAGCTACAAAGCCTAAAGCAATCAAAATCTTGTCAGTCTGTTTCATATTCTTTTCTTTTTGTGTGAAGCCTTTATTCTGCCTCACGGGTTATTATATCTAATTATTTTCTATTACTATAAAAGGCATAAATACCATTTTCAATTTTCAAGGGAGAAATGCCAAGCAAAATTCTGAAAATTTTTCCAATTTTTCAGAGGCCCTATATAGGGAGTGTTTCGGATTCCTTTATATTAAAATAAAATTTATTCCACCGCCTACCTCGTCTTTTTCGCAACATATTACAGAAAAA